AAACCTGAATGGCGAGAGTGCCAGATTGGTTGCACATTTTCAAGTTGCCGTCATTTTTTCAGCAAGGAATCGTGCTGGGAAAGATGGGATAGGGAGTTTGGCAACAAATGACCCGCTTCCTGATCCTCTGCGCCATATACTATCAGGCCATCGTCCACGGTTTCGATCCGCGCCTGATAGTGGCGCAGGTATTTTGTGAAAGTTCGTTCAGGCCAGCGGTTGTGAACAACGGGTGCTACGGGCTGATGCAAATATCACTTGCAACCTGGAAATCAAAGTTGCAACTCGATCCTAAACGCCTGACTGAAATAAATTACAATCTCTGCAAGGGGCTGTGCGTCCTGCGATATTACTACGATCTACGGCACGGCGACATCGACAAGGCGCTGAACCTGTACGGAAATGGCTATAAGTACCACAGCAACTACGTTCAAAAGGTTCGTGAGGCTTATCGAAAAATATACGGGAGGTAGAATGTCCTACTTAATGATTATCCCAATCGTATGTTTCGTGTTCCTGTTCGGCTGCATGGTCGGGTACTTGTGGCGGGACGATCACGTGGGGAGGTGAGTAATTGAGCGATGAACCTACGATCACCAGAGATGAGAAGATTGCGTTTCTGAAGCATATGTTTCCTGAACGCAGATACAACTACGAAATGCTTGCCAGGGAATTCAAAAAGAGCAAGCAGACCATCGAATATTGGGTTGCTACATACGAGATCCCCACAGTGAAGTTTGTCGGCTCCCCGCTCATAGAGCAGGCCTCATTAATCGAATGGCTTTTGCGTATGGACTGCAAGAACTGCAACGAGGAAAAGCTCCAGGGGCTCGAATTTGTTATCGCTGAACTGAAAAAAGTTCATAAAAAACGGTAAAACATCATAAGACGCGGCAAGACGAAACGCTGTAATCATACTAAATTGGATTGCATGAAACGATACGCATTCTCATCCCACAGCAAAAAACAACTAAAAACGTGCGCCCCGGAGTTGCAGGAGATCATGAACCGGGCGATAAGGGAATACGACTTCAGTATTTTGGAGGGGTATCGGGGAGAGGTGGCGCAGAACCATGCCTATGACAATGGCTTCTCAAAGGTCCGTTGGCCTAACGGAAAGCATAACGTCCATCCCTCGAAGGCGGTTGATGTGGCCCCATACCCCGTGCGTTGGTCTGATCCAGTACGGTTCACCGAGCTTTCAATCATCATCAAGCGAATAGCCGATGAACTGTGCATCAGCGTGAAATGGGGGGGTGATTGGGGCTGGGACCTGGCCCATTGGGAGCTGGTCGAATGAATGCCGGCGAGTGGATCGCCTTCGCTGTTGGCGCGGCTATCGGCGTTGGCTGCTATTGGGTGCGCGACAAGTTCATGGTCCTGGAATACAAGATCGGTGAACTGGAAAACCCCGAGCGTAGCAAGACTAATGCTGAAGGTCAAGATGGAGATATTGAGACGGATGACGTGAAGGGCAATATCGGTTTTTGGAGGTCGCATGGGCGAACATAGGCGCACTGTTGGCGCAGAAGAAAATAAGGTCGCCTTCCTGGGGATGATTAAGTCGGTTGTCATCAAGTCGCTGGTATCGGGTGATAAGACCGTCAGGATTACCATTGACGCCGACAGCCCAAGCCAAGACCTGATCGAGCAGTTGAACCGGGTGCAAATACCCGATAAGCAGATTGCGGTGGCGCTGGCAGAGGTCAAGGCTTAGAAAATGCCAAGAAAAGCGGGCGGTAAGCCTTTCACCAAGGGAGATCCGAGGGCTGGCCGGCCCAAGGGTTGCCAGAACAAGTTCACGAATTTGAAGGAATCCGTCCTCTCCGTCTATCTGCGAATGGGCGGCGAGGATGCTCTATTTGATTGGGCTGACAAATCGGATCACAACCGCCGGGACTTCTTCGCCTGGATGCTGTCCATGCTGCCGAAGGATCAGCTATTGAAAGTTGAAAACATCATCCCCAAAAAAATCATAGTCCGCAAATACGACGATAAACCCGATGCTCCAGCAAAGTGAGGACCGAGTTTTGCAGCTGTTGCCTCATCAGTTGGACTTCTTCCGTGCGGTGATAGATAGGAACGTCAAGGAATCAGTCCTGGTTGGCGGCATAGGATCGGGCAAGACGTTTGCGGGGGCTGTGGTAGCAGCCATGCTATCGAATGAGTACGATTGCCCGGGACTGATCCTGGCCAATACGTTCTCACAGCTCAGGGATAGCACCTTGCGGCAGGCTCGGGGATGCTGGGAGTCGTTGGGGTTCGATGTTTCATTCAACGAAAGTAAAAAGTACGTCTACATTGACGGGCGTGAACACTATTATCGCTCCCTGGACAACTTCGAGGACATCCGCGGCATGGAGGTCGGCTGGGAGTGGTTCGACGAGATAGCGTTTGCCAGCCGTGAAGCGTACCAGGTTGTGCTTGGCCGCTTGCGCCACCCTAACGGGCCCCGCTTGACCTTTGGTACGACAACGGGCAACGGGCAAAATTGGCTGTACGATTATTGGGTGGAGGAGCTGCTGAGCAACCCCGCCCTGAGCGACCAGCGGTTTATTATCAGGGACGTTTCCAGCCTGAATAATAAGTTCCTGCCGCCAGACTACCTGGCGACCATCTCGGGCAGCTACTCGGGGCAGTTCGCCCTGCAAGAGATTGGGGGCCAACTCGTCAGCATGACCGGCAACGTCTTCAAATCCATGCGGGACGCCCTCGTCATCCCCTATAGCAAGCCCAAGGAGAAGCCTTTCGACATATCCATAGACTTTGGGCGCAGGCGGCCTGCAGTGCTGTTCCTGACCGAATTTGAGCGGGACAAGGACATTGTTTTCGATGCCATCCTGCCCGAGGACATACTGATTGACGACCTGATACTGAAAATCAAGGCTCGGGGCTACGGCTCGCCCTCAATGATTTCATGCGACCCTGCCGGCGACAGCGGGAATACGCATACCTACGAAACAGACATCAGCCGCGTTCGGGCAGAGTTCCCCGAGTCGTCCATCTATTACACCCGGGACCCTGCCCTGACTCGCATTGAGTCGGGCATTTCCCTGCTGGACAATCGCCTGGATCGTGGCTTGCTGTACTTCTCGGACGAACTGAAGCACCGCAAGCAGGGCGAATATACCAGCGTAGTTTCGGCGTTCTACGAGCTGCACTATCCGCAAACAAAGGACGGCAAGGCGATCAGCAATCAGCCTGAGAAGGATGGCAAGAACGACCATCCCATCGACGCCGCCCGCTACTACATGATAAACAAGCACCCGCTGATTCTAAATGGCGTGGTAATTTAGGAGGCACAAATGAGCGTTGATTTATTCAAGGACCGTTCAGCAGAGGTCGTGTTGCAATCATATCTGAAAGCAAAAGAGAAGGAAGAAGAAAAGCGCAGACGGGCTGCCAATGAGCGGCTTTCGATATTCAACGACGATTGGGTTGATATCTTGGAAACGATGATGGCCGATCAGTTCAACCCCGAGAACTGGAAGAACATCAAGATGGCCATCAACACCTCGCAGAACATCGTCAAGAAGGTGGTGGGTGAAATCTCGATTATTTACAAGGATGCGCCGGTGCGGAATATTGGCGAGAATGAAATCTTGTCTGACATTTACTCATACCTTAACATCGACGAGTTCATGAAGCGGGTTAACAAGTACGGCACGTTGCTCAATGATGTTTTGATTCGTGTTGGTTGGGATGCTTACCTGGAGCAAATCACCCTTGACCTGCATACCCCGGCGAATACCAGCGTCATTCAGCGCGATAATTATCCAGAGCAGGCGGCGGCCGTCTATTATAAAGTCGAGTACGCCGACAGCGCATTTCAGACCAAATCAGAGAACATCTTCTGGAGTGATTTTGAGCACTTCAAGTTCGATGACAAAGGGAATGTCCTGCCGCCGACAGATGACAACCCCGACAAGGAAAACCCATTCAAGGTGCTGCCTTTTGTTGTCCTGCACCTCAATCCTATCCCAGCACTGTTCTGGAATACCAGCGGGGGGAATGACCTGATTGACGGCACGAAGTTGATCGGCATGAAGCGCACGTTGAAGGACTATCTCTACAAGTGGCAGTCATTCAAGCAGCCGTGGGTGAGGGCGCAGAACGCCGACAAGATTCCTGACAAGATGCTGAGTGACCCGAGCAAGCCCTGGAAGATCTGGGGCGAGGGCTCAGAGGTTGGGTTCCTTGACCTTCAGGCCGACATTCGCCAGCTTGATGAAACGATCAAGGCTGACATGAACGCCTTCCTAAACATTTACGGCCTGAGCACTGATATGTTTGCGGCTACCCCAGACCAATCGAGCGGCAAGGCGTTGGAGGTCAAGAACAGGGGCTTGCGCGACCTTCGCCAAGCTCAGTTGCCGTATTTCCGCAACCTGGAATACGACCTCTGCGAGATGATCCGCACGGTGTACAACACATACAAGGGTGAGAACGCCATCCCCGAGATTGAGTTCAGCATCGACTTTGCCGAGATGGATGTTTTCACCGATCCGATGGAGAAGCGCAACCAGGCTCAATGGGATCTTGATCACGGCCTGATTTCCCCGGCGCAGTTCTATATGATGTTCAACCCCGACTGCGAAAATGAGGATGATGCCGAAAAGATAATCATCGACAACATGGCCAAGACAAAAGATATGCAGGGCAAGGGGTTCAATTTGCAGAAGTATTTCGGCGGCGCTGATGCCGGGTTCAACCAGGGCGATGTCACCAAGTAGAGGGGTTCCTTGGCTGTCGAGCATCATGCCCGATGGGGCGTGGAAGGATGAGCGCTGCTTTATCGTTGGTGGCGGTCCCAGCCTGACGGGGTTTAATTGGGACGTACTGAAGGGTGCCGGCCGCATTATCGCGGTCAACAGGGCAGTGGAGGTTGTGCCTTGGGCTGACATCATGTTCTCGATGGATTCCAGGCTATATGAGTGGTACCACGAGCGGCGTAACCTACTGAAGCAGGAAAGCCTGGACGCATACGACGAATTTCAGGGGATGAAAGTATGGCTGGATAGTCACCACCATCAATTCAAGCCGGACGTTTACCTTGTGAATTGGCTGGGGCGCTCAGGGGTTTCGCTGTCGCTAAAGAAGGGCATTTACAGCGGGGGCAATAGCGGCTATTCGGCCATGATGCTTGCCGTAGCGCTCGGGTGCAGCCCGATCATCCTGTTGGGGTTCGATATGGGACATGATAGTGGCCGGACCCATTTCCATGACGGCTACCCGATGGGGTCATGCAACCCGTCATCTAGGACATGGACGGAGTGCTTTAACGAAGCGGCCCCCAAGATCAAGGCGGCTGGCATCCAGGTCATCAATGCGAATCCTTATTCCAATATCAGGTGTTTCCCCTTTGGGAACATCATAGAGAGGCAAGCCGTGAGCAAAAACTATATCATCGTCAACTTCTACACGCTGGATTACATGGAGAGCGCCATGAGGTTGAAGCGCTCCCTGGACAAGTTCGGGTTGACCTATCACCTGCAGAAAGTGGAGCGCTGTTCGCTCACCTATCAGGATTGGCAACGGGAGACGTTTTTCAAGGCGAACTTTGTGCGGAATATGCTGAATCAATACCCCGACAAAGACATCGTATGGATGGACGCCGATGCTGAGGTTTTGCAGTACCCGAATCTGCTGGGCAATATTCCCGGCGACCTAGCGGCCAGGATATACCGAGGGCAAAAGCTCGTGAGCAACGTCGTTTATTTCCGAAACTGCGAGGCAATCAAGGTGCTGGTTGACGATTGGATCACCCTGAATCAGAAGCCCCAGGACAGGTTCCGCTGTGAGCAGGAGCAGATGAACCTGCAGATCATAGCGGAGCGGGCCAGCAACAAGATCAAGTTCGTGAATCTGCCGAAGGAATATAGCTATATTTTCGATGAGCGGGACAAGTGCGAAAACCCGGTCATCATCCAGTGGCAGGCAAGCCGAAAGTTCAGGAGCACCAATGCGCCGCATTGACATCATCATCCCGACCCGGGGCCGCATCGAGAAGCTGCGCCGCCTATTGGCGACCATCCCCGGCCAGGCGTTCGGTGTTCGCATCCAGGTCCATATTGCGGTTGACGGCGACCGGGCAACCTATGATGCGTTCAAGGACGATCCCGACGTAACGGCCGTGTTTTTTGACGGGCATCATGGGTCGGTGTTTCTCCGCAACTGGATGGCTGGGCTCTGTTCTGATGCTGTGCTGTTCGCCGTGGATGACATGGAGTTCTTGCCGGGGGCCATTGAGTCGGCCACCAGGTCCATGCGGGAGCGCTTCCCTGATGGGGATGGGGTGATCGGGTTCACGATCCAGGGGCAGCTCGTCACCCATCCTGCCGGGATCGTGCTCATGGGGCAGAAGTTCCTGCAGCGCTATCCCGACAAGAGGCCATATTTCCCCGGCTATTTCCTGTTCGCTTGTCAGGAGATCGCCTGGCTGTGCAACAGAATCCGCGAGGGTGAGGGCAAGGAGACATTCTACCTGGAGCCCCGGGCTGTCGTTCAGCACAATCATCCGTGCGAGCATCCCGAGGAAATGGATCAGACGCACAAGGACGGGCGCATCCACAAGAGCGAGGACATGGCACTGATAAAGGCCCGGGAGACGGCCGGCCTGGTATGGGGGTGGAATTGACCGACATAATCATACTTAGCGTTGACCAGCAAGACATAACAATCAACTGCCTGGACGCAATTCGCAAGCACACGGTAAACTATCAGATCATCTGGGTTGACAATGGTTCGGGGATTGGCGAGCACAACCGCATCAAGGAATTCCTGCAGGACAACCATATGCCCCATCGGGTCATCAGGAACACTCGCAATGAGGGGTTCGTCCGCGGGACCAACCAGGGCATCATGGCAAGCACGAGCGAGCACCTGGTCCTGCTCAATAATGACGTGGTGGTGACTGCGGGATGGCTGGACAAGATGCTGGACTTCCAGCTCGCTCACCCGCGCACGGGGGTTATAGGGGTGCTGACCGATACAGGGAAAATCCAATGCTACCAAAGCCCGCGCATCCTGCCGATGACGGGGTATGCCGGCATCGGAGATCCAGCCGAGTACCACAACGCCCTGCCGTCTGGGTTGCATCGGGAGATCACCGCCTCATGCGTCCCATTCTCATGTGTCCTGATGAACAAGCATATGGTACGGCAAGTCGGGCTACTGGATGACGATTTCAGCCCGGGGTATGGGGACGATGACGATTACTGCGACCGGGCTCGCCTGGCCGGCTGGAAAACGGTCATGCTGTTGAATGTTTTCGTCTATCACAGGCACGGGGCGACATTCAAGAGTACATTCGACAGAGAAACGATGGATAGACTGCGCGAGCGAAATAACAAACTATACTGGCGCAAACACGCCGAAAGGAGAGAGCCGCATGGACTTAAAACTGTTTGATCAGATCATGACATCATTCCCCATCGTGGGGTTTGGCCAGCAGCCAGATGAATGGCGCACGTTCCTAGAGTATGTTTCATCCTACTTTCAGGCCCGGGGCATTGATCGACCTATCGTTGTAGAGATCGGGATATGGACGGGCCATCAGCGGGCATTCTACGAGCAACTGATGGGCGCCGAGTATATCGGCATTGACATGGCCGGCACCCCTGACATAAAGGGCAACTCCCAGGACAAGGCCGTTCTGGCCGCACTGCAGAAGCGCTTGAATGGCAGGAAGATCAACCTGCTATTCATTGACGGCTGCCACACCTATGAGGGCGTGAAATCGGACTATCTGATGTACGGGCCGCTGACAGAGCATATCGTTGTCCTGCATGACGTGAACAGCACCATTGAGCTTCGTGACAAGGAGCCGATTGACGTCATGCGGTTTTGGAAGGAACTGCTCGTGCAAAATCAGGACGATCTTCTGATGACCATCCAGAAGCACAACATAAAGCAGTTCTACGGCCGGCAGATGGGAATCGGGGTGATAGTTAAAAAATGAACAGCACGCATTTCGTCAAGTGGTACCCAGAGCAGTGGAAGGACTTAAACCTGAAGCTCGATAACCACTATATGCCCATTGACTGTAACGCCAAAATGCACAAGGCAGACGGAAGTGTGACGGTCAACGTGGCCATTCCGACGCTTGGGCTGAGGCCGCAGATCGTAGACACGATTGACAGTTTCCTGACCAGCACCTACAGGCACACGCGCATCGTTGTCCTTGTCCAGGAACAGAGCGAGATGGCCAGCCGCTTGCGGGAAACATATCGGAATGACAAGCGGGTGGAGGTTATATTCGACCCGAATCGTAGGGGCTGGGTCAACTGCATCAACACGATTGCCAAGATGGACGGCCACCTGCTGGCAGTCGGGGATGATGTTTGCGTATTCAGGGACACTATCGAGGTGCTTGTCGCTGAAATGGAGCGCATATTCCCGGACGGTGACGGGGTGCTGGGCACGAATCACACCTACACGCATAGGAATTCGGCGCATAAACCTGGATGGTCAATGGCTTTTCCGTTCATTGGTGATAGGTTCATCAATCGTTTCCCTGGGCGGCAGGTGCTGTGCCCGGACTATATCAATTATGGCGGTGACGTGGAGTTGCCCGATTATGCCATTTCGATCAACCGTTGCATCCAGGTGCCCGACGCAAAGGTCATTCATTTCGAGCGCGGGACGATGGATGCTGATGCCACGTCCAGGATCGTGCGGGAGGCTGGGTTGCCTGACATAGAACGGTATTTCATCAGGCAGCAGCGCGGGTTACTGTGGGGCAAGAACTTCGATCTGATCAGGGGGACGGCATGAGCTTTTTCCTGACCATCCTGACCCGGGCGCATCCTGGCCGGCCTGAATGTCTGAAGCGGAACATTCAATGCGTCCAGGGACAGACGGATATGGACATCCAGCACCTAATCCTGAAGCCGGCAGTGGAGCCGACGGGGACAGGCAGGGAAAGGGCCACGGCTGTCGGCTACCTGATCCACTACGCCGCTCCAAAGGTGAATGGCCGCTACGTCATGCAGCTCGATGATGACGATATGCTGGCCATGCCCGACTTCGTGAGGAAGATCAGGGACGTCACTACCGCGGACCCGTCAATTGACATGATCGTTTTCAAGTGCCGCCTGGGAGATACCGTGCTGCCCAAGCCGTATCTGTGGAATCGGCGCATCCTGAAGATCGCTGAGATTGCTGGGCCAACATCCTAGTTAGGAA